CTCCAAGTTTGTACGCGTTTGATGTTGTGCTACATGACATCAGATGTTTGAGGCCGAGTAGCAAAATGGTTATGCAGTGGATTGCAAATCCACCTACGCCGGTTCGATTCCGACCTCGGCCTCCACTCTTGAAACCCCGTAGATCAATGATCTACGGGGTTTTTTATTGCCCTCAGGAAAGTGAAGTGTTCCGCAATTTTCAGTAGGTGTTCCGCAACTGCGAACGATGGGGCACCTGTGATCAGAGTAATGTCAGGCCGCAATCGGCCAAAAGCGGGCGTTCGGTCGAGGAAGGCTTCCTCCCCGAAGCGGACGCTCAAATGTGGCAGATATTGGCCAATTGCGGCTATCTGCGATACAACTACCGGATACAGCATTTAAGCCTGCTAGCGATGAGTCCTATGAGCCGATCCTGCTTGACCTGCATGTGAAATTTGACCAGTAAGGAATGCGGTGAACGCTACTTAATGATGGCGCGTCACACGATTTATCTCACCCCATTGACCTCACCTTCGGACCTCAGCACACTTCATATATTCCGGTGTGATGGCACAATGCTCTTCACTACCCAAGCTAATATGTTTTCGTTCAAGGATTGCCCCATATGGACATCGAAGCAGAACTCAGCTCCGTATTCTCCCAAAGATCATCCGGCCCATTTTTGTTTCTAGGCTCCGGTTTTTCCAGGCGATATATAGGCCTTGAGGATTGGGAAGGATTGCTCAGTCGATTTTGTTTGACCGGGAAACCCTACGCGTATTACAAAAGCAGCGCTAATAATGACACTCCTAAGTCAGCTCAACTCATCGCTGACGAGTTTCATGATTTGTGGTGGAGTCATGACGATTATGGGAAAAAAAGGGAAGAGTTGGCGCACCTGATTAACGATAGGACGTCTCCACTTCGACTCGAAATCTGTGACTACCTCCAACACAAGCATCTTACTGAGATACCTCCGACTATTCTAGAAGAAATCAACGCTCTGAAAGAGTGCGACGTCGATGGAATAATCACCACAAACTGGGATGTGTTTACTGAAAGCCTTTTCCCAGACCACACTGTGTATATCGGTCAAAAAGAGCTTCTGTTTTCCAACACCATGAATATTGGGGAAATCTACAAAATACATGGATGCTGCAGCGCACCGAATTCACTAATTTTGACGGATACCGACTATCACGACTATAACAATCGCAATGCTTATTTAGCTTCAAAGCTAATCACCATTTTTGTAGAGCACCCAGTTGTATTCATTGGCTACTCAATTTCAGATACGAACATCAGGGATCTTCTGAAGTCTATTTCGCTTTGTATCGGCAGGGAAAATATTGACAAGCTCAGGGATAATTTAATATTTATTGATAGAAATGAGCCTTTTGGCGGCCCCACCATTGAAACATCCTACCTTCAATTTGACTCTATTCAGATACCTGTCAAGGTTGTTAAAACAAAGAACTATACCCCGGTTTATGATGCCATTTCCCAATTCGAACGCAAGTTGCCAGCCCGGGTTTTGAGATTTTGCAAGGAGCGCGTTTACGAGATTGTTAAAGGGCAGAATCCAGACAAGAAAATTGCCGTTGTCGACTACGACCAAATTCAAGACAAGAACGACATTGAAATTGTATTTGGGCTTGGTGTTATAGGAAAGGTAGGGGAAACTGGATATAAAGGCATTTCCATTGGCGATATTTTCGAAGACCTTATCTCAAACAATAAGCACTTTGACGCTAGAAAGCTAGTCGATACAACGATCTCTCTGCTACCCAGCCAAACAAAATTTGTCCCCATATTTAAATACTTGCGAGAGTTAGGCATCAACTCGAAGGCTGAATATGAGCAGTCGGGATTTAAACTTGACCGCCTCGTCAACAGAAAGGCGGAGGACTTTGCAACTGCAAGCTCTTTTCAGACAGCCAGGTATTCCAAGACACCTTTTGTAGAGTTCCTTGCCACTGCGACAGAATCTGAGATAGCCAGCATGACACCGCTGCTACCGCTCGCGGATCCCCAAGTTTTAGGGGAGTACCTTCGCGCAAACTATGATCATCTTATCCGTTGCAATAACAGATATCATTTCCGCCGACTTATGGCGTATTACGATTGGAAAAATTATGGGTTTTTGACAGGGAACTAATGAGCGGAATCTCATGAGCGGCAACTTGTGACTCAGGGCTGCCTATTACTACCAGGTCACCCTTTGACGCCACGGTGGAGATGACCCAGAGCTGCGGTCAGCAATCGGAAAACCTAGGCCAACTGCTGCCTGTAGCCAGCGTCCGCTTTGAGTCGTTTTCAGCCGGTCGCGACAGGCTGAAATCGGCCAAAAGCAGACGTTCGAATGATCACCTTTCGAAAGGTAGCGAACAGTCAACATAAGCCGAAGGCAGCGCAACGCTGCTTGATCTACTACCTTCGCACTGCCGGATGACGGAGTTGCATGTTAAATTTCTATGAGCCTCACTGACCAAGAGACAGTTATGACTGAAGACAATAAGAGCTTGGATATACTGGGCGTAAAACCAATTGCCGACTCTTTCAAAAACGTGACAGAAGGCACTGTGCAAGGAGTTTCAGCTCTTCTAAGTCGGATATGCCTGCCTGCTGCTGAAGAATTTGGTTTCTTATTGAAGGATAAAGTTAGCAACTGGCGATCGATTAATGCCGCAAAAATGGCTGCCAAGGCTAATCTGATTTTGGAGGGAATACCCTTTCAAGAAACGCTTTCCGCTCATCCAAAAATAGCATTTAAAGCTGTAGAGGATTCATCTTGGACAGATGACGACGTAGTTCTTTCGCTTTGGGCAGGCCTGTTAGTTTCTTCTTGCACCGAGTCGGGAAAAGACGAAAGCAATTTAATTTTTATCAACCTTCTCTCGCAGTTAACGTCTAGCCAAGTGAGGGTTCTTAAATATGCCTGCGAAAACGCACAGGTGTTCATAGCGCCCAGCGGCTGGATAATGGCAGGAGATCTCATAATAGAAGCCGTAGATATTGTAAAAGTTACCAATGTCACGGATATGCACCAACTTGACAGGGAGCTTGATCATCTACGGCAACTAGGAATAATAGAAAGCGGATTCAATATTAATAGCACCGAGGCAGATATCACACCTACAGCGCTCGGTCTCCAATTGTATGTGCGCAGCCAAGGGTATGTAGGATCGCCAATTGCCTTTTTTGAGATGTCTGGGCCAGTTGAAGTTAAACATCCATCTGAAGTTAAGGGATTAATCTATCAAAATATTTTCCCTGATGAACTTGACCCTGAAGAATAATTGGTTTTTTAGAATCTGCTGAAAGAACGTTGAAATTTAGACTGGCAGAGAAACGTGCTTGCTCGAATGGCACGTCGCCTGGTTTACAGTCAGCTATTGGCCGATAGCTGCACTCACGAAGGGCAGCTATGGGTCGATTTGTCCTTTCAGGCATAACCTACGGGTAGCGACCCATCGCGCCCCTTAGTTATTTTGTGGGTCGCACAATTTCACCAACACGGCGATAAACCTTTTTCGTCATCTCCTGCGTTGAGTGGCCAAGCAGGCGGCTAGCATGACTAATGTCGTCAATTTCGCTGGCAGCTTTTGGTCGGATGTCGCGGAATTGGAACTGGCGGATTGCGGCGGCAAGCGTTGCATCACCTTCGGCCGCGGCCTTCGCGGCTGCTTTTTCTCGGGCTTCATCCCATCGATTTCTCAGCATTGCGTAACTCATTCGCAGGCCCGCCTGGTTGGTGATCAGGCTTGAACTTCTGATGCCGGCCATGGCTTTGCGCTCGAGTAGGGCATCGAGGAAGATGCTGAGCCCTGATGCGTCTGTGCCGTCGTGTAGTCGGATGCGCAGGCGTTTCTCAGTCTTGCCCTGGCCTACCATCAGGAACCCGTTGTTCAAGTCTGCAGTTGATGCTTTGAGTACATCGGCGGGGCGCTGGCCGGTCAGGTAGGCCAGGTCCATTGCGTCTTTCAGCTCGGGCGGTGCCTCTGTGTACACCGCATCCCAAACGATTTTGCCTGCGTAGAAGTCGCGGGGTGTTTCTTTGTTCCTGCGTAAGCGGGCGCAAGGGTTTGCCTTTTCAGTGAGCCCCCATTCGCGGGCAAAGGTGAATATGGTCGAGAGGAGGGCGATCTCGCGGTTGGCGCGCACCTTTGCTGTTCTGGCGTCGCGATACTGGGCGATCACTTGCGGGGTGACCGCGTCTACAGGGGCTGATTCGAACGCGTTGCGTAGTTGTTTGAGGCCTTTCAAGTAGTCCTTTTGGGTGCTGGGCTTCAACCCAGGGATGACCTTTCTTTCGTAGTCGTCGAAAAACCTGCCCATCAGATGAGCAGGCTTGGGTGTGGCTTTGCGATCCAGACGTGCCCATTCGACTTTGGCTTCATCGAGGTCGCCGCCGAGCGGAATTTCGACTCGGTTCCCTTCGGCGTCCCGCCCGTTGTAGTAGTAGCCCACCCAGGTACTGCCGTTCTTTCTTTTGCGGCTACGGCGGATCATCCGTGGCGGCAGATCCCGGTTTGCGGCTTTCTTTTGGCGCATCGTTAACCTACACGTGAGAGATCAAGGGACCAGGTTTCAGCTACAGCATTGGTTGCTGACGGTTTCACCCCGGCTAGCTTCAGGCGGGCGTACACACGACCTACAACGGGGCGTTGTGCGGCTGTGAGCACGTGTTCCCAAGCATTGCGTTGCAGCCACTGACGTTGGCAGGACGGAATCTTGTAGCCTGTAATAGTTGCCAACTCATCTTCTGTAAGCGTCTCACTCGGCAGCTGAAACGAGTTCTCTCTGTTCATGCTGCCTCCTGAGCGATGGTGACAGCTCGTACGTGCGTATACCCCACAACAGGCTGCGCGGGCGGACGATTCTGAGCGATTAGCGTTGCATCGGGTGTGGCTGCCTCGCGCAGCTTTTCGTGGGGTATAAGTGCCTCGGCAGTGGCACTGAGAGGGGCAATAATGCCTGCTGCTGCGCAGCAGAGACTGTTTGTTTCTGGTGCGTCGACGCCATTGGCGTTGCGGAGCAAAGCGGTCGATGTTTGGGTGGTGTACAGTTCCATCTTCATGCCGCTTTCCTCCGGTGTTCTATAGCGAGTTGGTCCGTTAGCGCTGGTGACGCGTGAGCCGTGTTGCGATGGTGGCGAGAATCTCGGCTCATGCAGCCTCCTTGACCAGGTCCGCAAGTAGCAGAGCGTTTTTGGTGTCTTTGTTCAATTTGCGCACGGCGTCGTTGCCGATCAGCACGGCCAGCTGCCTGTCGAACTCTTTGCGAAAGCGCGTCAGTTCCAGCAACTCGGTGGTGGCTTTGGTGCATTGCTGTTGCAGGGTGCCGGCTGCCTGTGGTGTCAGGCGCAACATTGGGATAAGGCGATTCATGCTGCTTTCTCCTGTGCTGTTTGCTCCAGGAGGACAGCCATGGCGAGCGCTTGATCGCGGAGGGCGAGTGAATCGCGTTCGAGTTTTTTGCCGGTGCGGAATGCGCTGAATGTCTCAGCCGCGATGCGCAGTTTTTCTGCAATTTCCAGGAGGGTTTGACGCGCTGGCTCTCCCAGCTTCGAGGCGGCCAACGCGCGCTCGTAATGGGAGTAAAGTTGCTTGTGATTATTACGTGCCTGGTCAAGCGAGAGCCGCAGGTTGTGGATCGCCTCCGAGTTGTCAGACTGCTGAATGTTTTTGCCTTCGTCGATCCCATCGAGGCGGCCATCGATCAGGCCGCCGCGATAGCCTGCCCAATAGGTTAGGCCGACAAGTACGATCAGAACGATCAATGCGCAGATTTGTATTGCAGTCATGTGGTGTGCTCCTGGTGGCTTCGCTTGGCTGGTGGTGGCAGCCGATTGTTGGTTGTTTATTCGTTGTCAGGATCGGGAGGCATTTCACACCTCCGGCTTGTCGTTTGACGGTCGCGGCATGTCTTCATCTGCCTTGTAGGCGCGGATGTCGATCAACGCGGCAACGTGCCTGATATGGGCATACCTCAATGCCTTCACGCTTTCGTCGATGGTGGTCACCGGGAGTTGAATCCGCCCGCTGTTGATCGCCTCGGTGAATGTCTTCTCATTGAGGTTCTTGAAGTAGTGCACGCGCAGCTTTTCGAGGGGGATGAGCACGTCGCCGAAGAGGTGGTGCAACATCTCGACGGTGGCGCTATCCGGTGCGGGAAGTAGTCGTAGCGGTGTTTGGTTTGCGTTATTCATGCGGCTGCTCAGCCTCCTTGCGTTTAATTCGTGACGGGTGATTCCAGGCGTTCAGGCAGTGACGTTTGGTCAACTCCCGCAGATGGTCAGGCACTTCAAGGAGCGCGGCATTGCGCTCCTCGCGTGTTTGCATGGCGACGATCTGGCGGGCGTACTCCCTAGGCCACGTCACGGTTGTCTACCGGGATTTCTGGTAGGTTCAGTCCCAGTTGCTCGGCGAGCCAACGAATACCGGCTTGCTTCACCCGGGTTGACTGGCTGTATTGCATGCCGAGCTTCTCGTGATACCAGTTACCGTTTTTGACTCCCAGATACTCACGATCCCGATTCGGATAAGCCGGAAGGTTCTGCAAGTTGAGCAGCGCCTTTTCTCGCATGAGGCTGATCAGCTTGGGGCGGGTGATACCCAGGTGTTTGGCAGTTTGGGTGAGAGTGCGATCCATGGTTCCTCCTTAGGCTGCATGCGCGGCGGGAGTCGCCACAGCAGCCAGGTGGTTGATGGATTCGGCAACCTTTTCGTAGATCTCCACATCGGTACCGCACACGGTGAAGCACTTAGTGCGCGGGCGTTTCACGCCGATGCTCATGATGGTGGTGACGCCGGTGCGTGTTTGGGTTCGATGGATTGCGACATGAATCGGCAATTCAAAACCCATGTCGAGGCTCACCACGCCACCGGTACGCACCAACTCGAACACGCGCTGTTTGTGCTCTGTATTGAACCGAGCATATTGGCGGCTTGCGTGCGGGGTATTCTGCAGATCGGCTGTGCTGGTGGCGTCGAGCGGACCGTTGATGATCTCTTCAATGAAGTCTGCCAGCTTGAGGTGCATCTTTTTTTCATTGGGTAAGGTCAGCGTGTGGCGCTCGCTGCCTGGCTCGATGACGAAGAGGGTGTCCGATGCGTTGCGTTCAACCTTTAGGCGAAACGCCAAGGATTCACGCTTTGGGGGCGACCTGAGTACGTGGTTGAAGGTGCCGCTCAGATTGACCTGGGCGTTGAGCAATTGCAGGGTGCGATTGTCGAGTTTGAACTTGTTCATGCTGCCCGGCCTCCGTTGTTCGGATCGAACGGAGCAGGCGTGGTACGAGCTTGGGTCTTTGATTTACTAGGGATGAACATGCAGCCGCAATTACGCGCAATGCGCCGAACTTCAAGGATGCGGAAGGGTTCATCAGCAGTCGGATGGACATGCAGGGTTGCTGTGGTGTGCATGGTATTGCCTCGCTCTGTGGTGGAAGAGTGAGGCGAATATCAACCATAGGTTAAATGGTGTCAACAACTGTTAGGTGAATTTGGTTGTCTTTCTGTACGGGCCAGGAAAAAGGAAAAGGCTCATTCAGGGGTGAAAGTACCGATGACTTTCCCGCAAATCTGCATTTCTTCAGTGAGTTCCATGATCGGATACTGCGGGTTAATAGGCTTTAGGTAGTGCTTTCCAGCGTCCTGCACTAAGACTTTGAAGGTCGCCTCGTTGGTGCTAGGCAATGTTGCTATGACCCGATCACCATTGTTTACAGCAAGCTCCGGGTCGACAAAAATTACGGAGCCTGCCGGATAACTTTTGCCGGGGCCGTTGTTGGTCATGGAGTCACCAACGACGCGTAACGCATACCCGGATTTGCTGATATTGACCGGGCAGGGAAGCCAAAGCTCCGCATCGAAGGACTCGACACTAGCGCCAATTTCGCACCATGAACCGGCTTGAACCCAAGAGATCAGCGGAACCTTGCCCATTTTGGTCTCGGTGGTCCGCACATTCTCTATATTGCTGGCCACGCTTCTAGGTGGAGCGTCATCGGGGAAAACAGGCATTACGCCATGTTCAAGCCACTCTCTGCGTACACCCAACCAATCAGATATCGCAGTGAGGCTATCGACTTCCGGCATAGCTGCGCCATTGAGCCATTTGCTGACCGCTTGGGGCGTCTTGATGACGCCTTTTGATTTCAGTTGCTTGAGGACGTCAGCACCTCGCCCATGCTTGCGGACGTTATTAGCGTCTAGGGCGGCGTGGAGCCTTTCGGCGAACATGTGTCGTAAATTTTCTTTATCAATCATGAGTTGATGATCACATAGAAGTTGCTAATCCGTCAGTTGACCTTTACTATCAACCAACAGTTGAATAGAGGGCCAAAAAATTGAACCCGTCAGACTTTCCAAATGCCATCGCGTTTGCTTTTGAAGCCGTAGGGGGCATCGGTGCTGCCGCCAAGGTATGCAACCGGAGCTATCAGGCACTGAATAAATGGCGTCTGGCAGCCAGCCTGCCGCGAACCGATTACACCGGTGAAACCCAGTACGCCACGCTTTTGGCAATTGCTGCGGAGCAAAAGGGCAATGCTTTTGATGCGGCTTGGTTGCTTCATGCGTCGACCCCACAAAAAGCTGCAGCTTAGATAGAAAAAAGGCGACCCAAGGGCCGCCCAGTTCCTCCCGATACACACCACCACAGTGCTGTCGGGTCGCGATAAAGAAAGGCGGGCACACCACATGCAAACCGTCGATCTTTAGCGCGCTTTCCAAGGCACGGATGCCTTGGTGTTGCTGCCTTTTCCACCACAGATTGGGCAGCTGTTGCGCCGGAGGTGAACGACGGATCGTTCGCCTCGGCACGGTGCTGGTGTCGATCTTGAGATCTCGCCGGCGTTTGGGCCTCTTCAAGCCACACGACAAATGTATCACCACTACATGTCGTGAGGCACTGGCAACTTTCAAGGATTAATGCCATGAGCCGAATCGCTCTGAGTTGTGTAGAACGGGCGCAGCGGGAAATCCTGCCGCTCGATCTAGCGCTTTACCATGCTGCTCGGGACTATCCCGGCGGCGCCGCTGCAATTGCCGCCACCACCGGCAGAAACGCCACCACGCTACAGCACAAGCTATCTCCCACCCATCCCAGTCACTCCGTGAACATTCAGGAGTTTGGTGAGATCCTGGAGCTGACCAAGGACCGCCGCATTCTGGATGCGGTGCACGCGTTGGTGGGGGATACGACTTGGCAAGAACTGGCCGAGGCGTATACCAACGATATGCCCGAAACCTTAACCACCGGCATCGCTGAGTATTTTCGGCAGGTCGCCGATTTGGCTGATACCTGGGCCAAGAGCATCGGTGACGGCGTGGTGACGGATCACGAACTGGCCGCGATTCGCCTGCAGGTGTTTCGTGGCATTCAAGGGCTGCTGGGGATGTTCAACCGCGCCACCTACGTTAATCAAACAACGCGGGGTGCCGATCGTGGCTGACATTGCAGATTTTGCTAATGACCTGGTGCAGGAGCGTCTAGATCAGGCGCTGGCTGCACGGAACGCCGCCAAGCCTGCCTTGGCGGCGCATTCATTTATGTTCTGTGAAGGATGCGACGGGCCTATTCCAGAGCCGCGTCGGTTGGCTCTGCCGGGTTGTACCCAGTGCGTCATCTGCCAGTCCATCGACGAAGCGCGGGAGGCCCGGCATGCTCGATGAGGTATTGAATCAATTCGCAGACTACGGCCTTGAGCCTGAACAGCCGCTGATCTATGGCAAACTCACCAGGTGCAAGACCGCCCAGGACAAGGGCAAGGAGAAAAACGGCTGGTATGTCGTCCACGAGCATCACACTGAGAAGAACGAAACGCTGATCTTCGGTAGCTTCGGTGACTGGCGCTCGGGCGAGTCGCAAAAGATCAGGGTGAAGGCCGGACGCATGAGTCCGGAAGAGCGCGAAGTCATGCGTGCTCGTCAGGAAGACGCCAAGCGTAAAGCCGCAGAGGTATCTGCCAACGCGGCAAGGCGAGCAGCCAACCGTGCAGCCGGCTTGTTCAAGCGCATGCCGGAAAAGGGCAAGAGCGCCTACCTGGATCGAAAGCAGATCGTTGGGTTCAAGGTTCGTTATGCGCCACGTACCGGCGCATTTTTGGTGCCTATGTGTAACGTGCGGGATCAGATCGTCGGCCTGCAGGTGATCTTCCCAGCAAAGCAAGAAGACACCGGTCGCGACAAAGCCTACTGGCCCTACGGCATGTCGAAAGAGGGCGCTTTCCATTTGATCGGTCCGCACCCTGAACCGGGGGAGCCAGTACTCGTGTGTGAGGGGTACGCCACAGGCGCCAGTCTGCACATGGCGACCTCGCTGACGGTGGCCATCTCCTTCGATGCGGGCAACTTGCTTCCTGTCTCCAAGGCCATGCGGGAGCGTTTCCCCGGTTGCCCGCTAATCCTCTGCCGGGATGATGACTGGAAGACGAAGCGTCCGAATGGCGAGCCATGGAACCCTGGTGAGGAAAAGGCCAACAACGCTGCGTTGATCGTCGGCGGTCAAGTGGTCGCGCCAGTCTTCTCGGGCGAGCGCGAAATCAAGTGGACTGACTTCAACGATCTGCACATTGCCGAAGGATTGGAGGCTGTACGTCGCCAGGTGTTGGCGGTGGTGAAGCCTCCTGCAGCTGGTGGTTGGAAGGATCAACTGGCTCGTACCGAAAACGGCTCTCTGATTGCGCACATGCAAAACGTCGAGCTGATCTTGGGCAATGACGAGCGCTGGGCAGGTGTCATTGGTTACAGCGTGTTCAGCTCCAAGATCGTCAAACTGCGGTCGGCACCCTTTGGCGGCGGTGCTGGCGACTGGGCCGACATCGATGACATGCGGGTGATGAAGTGGCTCGCGCAGCAATACAACCTGCGGGTCAAGGCGTCCCATGTGATCGAGGCGGTCAGTGTGGTTGCCCACGACCATTCTTTTCACCCGGTACGTGAGTATCTGGAGAAGCTTGAGTGGGACCGCGTCCCTCGGCTGGAAACCTGGCTGACGGACGTGCTTGGGGTCCATGCCAACGAGTACTCAGCCAAAGTCGGTAAGCGCTGGCCGATCTCGGCAGTGGCTCGGGTGATGCGCCCTGGCTGCAAGGCCGACTCAGTGATGATCCTTGAAGGCGGGCAGGGTGAAGGTAAGTCCACGGCCATGGGCATTCTCGGTGGCGAGTGGTTCATGGATACCCCTTTTGCCCTCGGCGACAAGGACAGCTTCCAGGCGATTCGCGGCAAGTGGATCGTCGAACTGGGGGAGCTGGACAGCTTCAACAAGGCTGAAAGCACCAAGGCCAAGCAGTTCTTCTCCGCATCGACTGATACCTACCGCGAAAGCTACGGCCGCAGAACGAACGATGTGCCACGCCAGTGTGTGTTCGTGGGCACCACCAACCAAGAGGAATACCTCAAGGACGCCACTGGTAACCGGCGTTACTGGCCAGTGTTCTGCAACAAGGTCGACCTGGAAACACTCCGTGAGATTCGCGACCAGCTGTGGGCTGAAGCGGTGTTCTGCTTCGAGGCCGGCGATATCTGGTGGGTGACGAAGGACGAGTCTTGGATGTTCGCTGAAGCCCAAGACGAGCGCTTTGTTGTCGACGAGTGGGAAGGGCCGATCCTGAGCTGGCTGGAGGAGTCGCAGATAGGCGAAACCGCCACCGGCAACGAGATCCTGACTCAAGCTCTCAAGTTGGACTATGGTCATTGGGGCAAACCGGAGCAGATGCGGGTCGGTGCGATCATGCATCGCCTGGGTTGGCGAAAGAAGCGCATGCCGGCGTTGGCAAAGAGCGGCGTCCGGCAATGGGCCTATCAGAAGCCAGAGACCTGGGGGCGTGTGTCTGCGTTGCAGGCGCCCCTGGTAGAGGAGCCTTGCTTTGATTAAGCGAATTGATGAGATGCTGAAGCTCTGGGCGCAGGATCTGCATTCGCCGATGAACCCCGACTTCGCCGGATCTGGTGGCGGCAACATGATTGCGATGTTGATGGAGTGCAAGGGCGAGTTGATACGCGGAACTCGCGGCAGTCGGGTGCTGCTGGATGAGTCGGCGGATATCGAGCTGATTGTTCACAAGCACTTGCCGCCCCGGCTAGCCTTGGTTGTGTTGGAGCACTATTGCAACCAGGAAAGCTTCCTTTCGCAGAAGCTACTGCACTGTGCATGCAGCTCTCGAACCTACTACATGCGGTTGCACGAAGCCCATGAGTTCATTCAGGGCATGCTGATGGGTAAGGCTGCATGAACCCTGGCATCACTTCGCGTGCCGCTGTCCTACTGTCCGGCCTTGTCCGACTGCCATTTAGTGCAGTCGGACAGGTGCAGGCCGCGTCGTTGCTGGGCTGTCCTACTGTCCAACCTCTGCCCGCCCCATGCACACGTAAGCATAGCGGACACGTAGTCGCGCCCATGGCGCGCACGCGTGCTTTTAGTTTTCTCTCTACACACAAGAAAAGAGTAAATAAAGTAGGACAGTAGGGCAGAGCCCCGAATTTAGGCGCCTGTAGCTGTCCTACTTCGACTCTGCATAGTGGGACAGGTAGGACAGGGCACCAGAAGCGATAGCCGATTGAGTGCGTTGTACCCCTGTTGTACCTGCGTCACACCCACGTTGCACCCGTATTGCTCCATGGCATTAAAACTAGCTTGCTGCCAGTAAAATCCACCTGTAAAAAGTACCCATCTTCGATAGGTGCGACCGCAGAGAGCGGCAGGCACCACACACCAAACCCGGCCATTGCGCCGGGTTTTTGCGTTTATGGGGTAGGGCGATGACGAACGAGCAGCAAGCGCTGGCAGACATGCCGATTTGGTTAGTGATCGCCCTGGCTCTGGTTGGCGGTGTTTCTGGTGAAATGTGGCGAGCCGATAAGGACGGGACGCGGGGCTGGGCATTGTTGCGGCGCTTGGCGTTGCGGTCAGGTGCCTGCGTTGGTTGCGGACTGTCCACCATGATGTTGTTGCACGCCGCTGGGGTTTCGATCTGGACCGCATCAGCGATGGGCTGCCTGACCGCGATGGCGGGGGCCGATGTTGCCATCGGGTTGTACGAGCGCTGGGCTGCCAAGCGACTGGGCGTCTGCGAAGTGCCCCCCGCCGGTGGCGAACAGGGGTGATGCACCGTTTCGGGGCGCCGAAAACTGCCGGGGACCCTGGGGGCATTCCGGGGGTACGGGGTCGGAAACCCGCGGGAAAGAGTTACTGGCCGGGTTGGAAAGTTGGTTAACAGAGGTTAACGGTTAACTGCCCCCGAATTAATTAGGTTAACTGGGGATTGCAAGCATGGAGTTCTTGACTAAGTCGGCGTACGCCACGGCCCGTAATTGGTCTAAACCTTACGTCTCGAAGCTGGCAAAACAAGGCCGTTTGGTTTTGAGCGAGACGGGTTTAGTCGACGTTGTTGCGACGGACCAATTGATTGCCAAAACGAGTGACCCAAGCAAGGCCGGTGCTACTGGCTGGCAGCCGGATACCTTCCCGGAACCGGTGCTTCCCCAAGCTGCGCTGAGCGGCCAGGTCCCGCCACCGCTACCCATGCCTGACTTTCACAAAGCGCGTGCGCGTCGTGAGCACTTCACGTCTCTCACTGTAGAGGCGGATTTTTATAAGAATCAGGGGACGCTTGTCGAAATGGCCGCGGTGGATGCAGCGGCGTACAGCACAGGGCGGTTACTGAGAGATCTGCTACTGGGCGTGCCCACACAGATCGCGCCTGAATTGGCCGCTATGACGGATCCTTGGCATGTAGAAAAACATCTTCTTACGGCTATCCGGCGCGCTCTTGAAGATGCGGAGCGAATGTCAGCTGCTGATCTGCAACATGCCTTGGTTAAACCGGAACACTCTCATGCTTAACGAACATGCCGATGGCGCAGAAACCTATCGCTTGGGGTACTTCAGAGGCCTTCGACCGGAACCCGAACTTTGGGTGGATGAGTGGGCCGATCAATTCATGCGTATTCCTCAGGACTCTGGAGCTGCCGAGCCAGGGCCCTACCGCACCAGTCGTACTCCTTACGCTCGTGAGCCAATGCGCTGCCTGTCTCCGTCTCACCCATGCAAACGCGTAGTGACGATGGTGGCATCTCAGTTGATGAAAACGCAGATCGCCCTTAATTGGATCGGCGGTTGTATTCACATGGCTCCGGCAAACATTCTACTTTTGGAACCCACCCAAAAACTGGCTCAGAGCGTCGCTGGTCGAGTCGACCAAGCGGTTCAGGCGGTGCCAGAGCTTCGCCAGCGTGTTGTAGTCCCCCGTTCCAAGAAAGGCACGAACACCTGGGAGAACAAGCAATTTGAAGGCGGCCGGTTGTTTATTGCTACTGCCGGCTCATCTTCGAACCTAGCAGAAAAATCGGTCCGTTATGTTTACGGGGACGAGATTGATCGCTGGGAGATGGATCTCGATAACGAAGGGGATCCGGTCAAGTTGGCTGAGGCGCGTGCGTCTACATTCGGACGCAATGCTAAGTTTTACTTTTCCAGTTCGCCAACTCTCAAAGGCGCATCTCGAATAGAGGACCTCTACAAAATCAGCGACCAGCGCCGCTACTACGTGCCATGCCCGCACTGCGGACACATGCAGGAGCTGGAGTGGGAGAGACTGAAATGGGACGAGAACTATAAGCGTGTGCAGTACTTGTGCAGCGGATTGGAGTGCGGCGCGCTGATCGACGAGCATGAAAAAGGAACCATGCTCGCAAAAGGTGAATGGCGCGCTCAAGCAGAAGGGGACGGCGAAACAGTCGGCTTTCACTTGAATGCCCTTTATGCGCCATTGGGTTGGACCAGTTGGGTGTCGCTGGCGAAAGATTTTGATGAGGCTTTGGTCAAACAGAAGCAGGGTGATCAGGCGACCATGCAGGTGTTTTACAACACCAGGTTGGCTCGTGTTTGGGACAACGCCATGGAGCAGACCAAGGCCGAAGTGCTGCAAGCCCGCGCTCTCTCTGAGCAGTACGTGCTGGGAACGGTGCCAGTAGGAGCGTTGATGCTCACTGCGGCTGTCGACGTTCAAGGCAACCGACTGGAGCTTATTGTCATCGGTTGGGGTATGGGTCTTGAACGGTGGGTTGTGGACTACCAGGTCATCATGGGAGACCCCTCGGATGCACGGACCTGGGAAATCCTCGACGAAAAGTTGAAGTCCCGGTACCGGCACACCAGCGGCGTCGGACTCGCCATTTTGGCGACTGCCGTGGATTCGGGTGGACACCATACCCACGAGGTGTACCAGTTTTGTCGTGTTCGACGCTGGCGGAACATCTTCGCAGTTAAGGGGGAAAGTCAGCCAGGCAAAAATATCATTGCTCAGCGTGCCTCCCGGGTGGACGTTAACTGGCGCGGCAACATCGAGAAAAACGGTGCCGAGCTCTGGATGATCGGTACCGACACGGCAAAGGACTGGATTTACAACCGATACCCGCTGGAGTCAGGGCCGGGTTCTCTGCATTTTGCCAGAGATTTACCGGATGACTTTTTTGCTCAGTGTGTTGCTGAGCGTAAGGTCGCGCGTTACGTCAAAGGCAAGCGTCGGGTGGAGTGGACCAAGGGTAAGGCCGAACGAAATGAAGCGCTTGACCTGATGGTCTACGCATTGGCAATGGCTGAGTATTTGGGGTTGGGTCGGTACAACGAAAGCGATTGGGACAAGGTTCGCCAATCGCTTATGCAACATCATCTTTTTGACGACAAGACGATACCTGCAGAGACCGACGAGCAAGAAACCCGAACTTCGCGAGAGGTAACGGCATATAGCAACACTGCTCCTCTACAACCACCAAAAATGGCGATAGCTCAATCCCCAGTCGCCACTCAAACCCAGCCGATGTCTGTGCCCCCACGCCGCGTCAGTCGAAGCGGTTACCTGAAGAGACGCTGATATGTCATTTACCAAAAAGCACCTCGACGCGGTTGAGGCGGCCATCGCTCGCGGTGAAAAAACCGTGCGCTACACCGACCGCACCGTGGAGTACCGCAC